TGGATAATCTCGTGCTTCTAATTCTATTCGTGTTGTCCAGTCCTCTCTTTGTCTGATTCTGCATCCGATACACTGCCCGCATGGTATCAGCATGATATCTTTTCTGTACATCAAATCTTCATATTTGAGCTGTTTTCCCGATATTTCAGAAAAGCGGGCAAGTGAATACACCCGCCCGCTTATGTCTTTGTTTTCCGGGTTGTACAGCCTTATTAATGGCTTGTAACAACTCATTTAAGATAATCACCCGGCTTTCGTTTTTCTCCGTATGCTCCAGTTTTGTCTTGCGGTTTTATGTTTCTGCTCTGTTCTGCGCCTTTGCCTTTTCCTGTCTTTGCTGTTGCATCCGTAATGGCTTTGCTTGTGTCGTTTCCAACTTCTGTAAGCGCTTTTTGCAGTCCGTATGGCGTCATGTGCGTTGTGCTGAGCATTTGTTGCCAGCTTTGTGCAGCATTGTACCAGTCACTTTGGCTCCAACTTGAGCTTGAGTATGCATTCGGTACAAATCCGCCGCTTCGACTTACTCCAAGCGCGCTGCTGCTTGCAAGTCCCATACTTGCCCCGCTGATTGTTCCTGCACTTCCTCCCGGTGTGCTTGCGCCGCCGTTTGAGAATGCTAAGATAGGGTTAAGCCCCGCTTTTCGCATATCTTCAACTGCTCGTTGGTAACTTGTATTGCTCATGTGCTCTTGCCATTCTCGGTTCGCAAGTGCTTCTGCGCTGTTGTAGTTCATTGCTACGCTGTTTTCAATGTGATTGTATACGCCTTGCATGATTGCTTGTAAGGTGTTGTAACCCATCTGTTTAAGCATGCTTTGACTGTTGTATTTGCCTTGCATGGCTGCTTCTTGCCCTTGGTATGCGTATGCCTGTTTTAGCCAGTCGTTAACCTGTTTCACGTTTGTGCCGGCTTGACTTCCGCTTTCGGAATGTCCGCCGCCTTGGCTTATGCTCCCGCCTTGGCTTTGGCTGTTGCCTTCTTGCCCGTATCCACCAAAAGCTCCAGCAATGTTTTTTGCTGCTCCGGCGAATGTTCCGATCGTATTCGCCACGTTTCCCGCTACGTTTAGTGCTGTTAAGAATCCTGATAATCCTGCCATTTAAAAATAGCCCGGATTTCTCCGGGCTTCCTCCTTTCTTACAGTTTGTACAAGCCCGGTACACTGTACAGCGGCATCCGTCTTGTGGTTTTGTTTGCTACGCGGATTGCGCCGAAAAATTGCGGCTCGTTCTGTACGATTAACGTTCGTGCGATTTCTTCTTTTCCTTCTGCCATCCATTCCTGTGACAGTGTTGGCACGGCCGTATAGTTGTCGGCGTAGTGCCAAAAATCCAGACTTTCGCTTGCATTGCTTCGCATTTTTCCAGATACCCGGTTCGGTTTCATTCGGTAGTCCGCCCATGCTTCTTGATAGCCGAATGTTTCTTCATCGCTTCCCGTACCGGTGAGCATGATTTCTTTCTTTTTCACCGGTTGTTCGCCCAGATTTGCGAACTGAGGTACATAGTAGTCCAGTCTGTCCGTTCTGCTCCAGAAACGTTCCAAGCCTTGCTGGTAACTGTGATTGTGTCTTACGCAACATACTCCAATTACAAAGCCGTGTTCTTCAAAAGATTTTGTAAAAGAGTTTTCGTTGATTGGCGTTACTGACATTGCACCGGTTTCACCAATTGGTGTGTCATTGCTTGTCTGTTGTCCACTTGTCTGTACAATCTGGTTGATATTGACGTGGTATCTGCCTCCGCCAAGGTATTCCGGGATTTGCACCGTTTTATCCGAGATAACTACATCCCACAGCGCTTGTACCTGTTCGCGGTATCGGCTGCCACCTCGTGCAAGCGCTTCGTAGTACTGCTGTACCGCTACGGCTTTACGTAAGTCGTTGATGGTTGCCGCCGATACACTGCTAAGGTCTGCTCCTAGGTATACTACGCTATGTTCACTGCCTGTTCCGTTTCCTATGTTTAAGTATGCTGATCCTGTGCTCCCATCTTCTGCGATTGCATACAGTTTGTCTTTGATGTTGCCCGGGTTCGTGCTTCCGTCATGAAAGCTGTTTACATATAGGGGTGCTCTTGTGTTAAATTTATCACTTGTGTATCCGGTTATTCTTGCATTTCCTTCCATTGGCAGCGTCACTGCTGGCCCACGCTGAGGATACGGTAAGCAGCTGGTGAAGTAGTCGTGGAACTTGTTTACCGGAAGGCATCGTCCTCCTGTTGTTGCTCCTTGTAAGATTTTTTCGATGTTTTCTTCATCGTTTTCGTCAAAGTACCATATGTCTCTATCATCTTTGTATTCTACTGCTGCATTGCCTACGTTTTCGTCTCTGAAAAACTCGTTCCAAATCATTGTATATGCTCTGACGGGTAGTGCATTGATTTCTATTGGCCCTTCGATTTTTGTTGGCACTCCCATGTAGTCAAGGATTGATTTTTCAAATGGTTGCGGGACTTCTTTTGACCCGTTGACGTTAATTTTCGGTACTGCATAGTTTTTTGCTGGCATCCATGGCGTGCTTTCTACTTCTCCCATGAAGTATTTGAAGTTGTCCCACAGAATTCTGTTTGGACAGTAGAAGTAATAGAAGTCGATGAACGAGTCATCGAAAACAGGATACTTGGGAGTTGTCATTCGGATGATTGCGCTCGTGTCAACGTTGAATGTGTCACCTGGTAATACCTCGTCCACGTAGAACGGAATCAGTTTTCCGCTGTCAAACGTTGTGAGAATCGTCTGGTCCCGGTTGAATCGTGTTCTGCTTGCTTTCATTTGCGGAATTTGGTTAAAGTGTCGTTCATTGTTTCTGTTCACGCTTTATTCCTCCTTTTCTTTAGGTTCCGTTTGTGGTGCTTCTTTTGCCATTTTCTGAATTTCTTCCAGTTTCATGGCGTTTGCTTGTGCTGTTGCAATCATACGGTGATATTCGTGGATGTTCTGCGGAAATTCCGTGATATCTACTTCTGTTCCTTCCAACGCTCCTTGTGACAGACTTTTTAGAAACTCTGGGTCAAAACTTGCCTTTCGCACAATGTTTTTAATATCGCATTCATCCGCATAGCTTTCGATTTCTTGCTGAATGTCGATTGGTGCTGTTTCCCGCAGTACTTCTTTTCCTTTTTCGTCCTTTGTCCAGACGTATTGTTTTTGGAATTTTTCTCCCGATTTAGAAAAGAAGGGCTTTCGCCCTTCTTCGTATCGTTTATTCATTCGGCTTGCCCTCCCATACCTTTTCTTTGTCGTTCGTGAACGTGCCCAGTTCGTCTTCGAAATCTGCCAACTTGAAGCCGGTATAGTCGCCCGGCGCCTGTCCGACAAATGTTTTTTCATCCTTCGCCATTACGTTGCACATACGTGCGAAGGTTGCCTTGTTCTTGCTCTCGCCTACCCATGCATAGCACTTTGCTACGTTATCCCACAGGCCAAAATATTCATGCTTCATGATATCTTCTCTCCTTTTTTATAGCCGGATGCCGCCGCGCATAGGCTTTTGGCTAAGGTTAATGCTTTTTGTTTTTCTTGCTGTTACGTTAAACATACGGCGGTCTTTTGCGCCGCTCATGGTTTTACGATGTCGTGCCATTGTTGTACTCCTTTCTCATGAGTTCTAATTCGATTGCGTTTGTAAAGTTTTTCATTTGCCAAATCTCTTCCAATAGTTTCTTTGCATCGTCGATGTTTGAGACTTTGCGGATCATTTTGTAATTGCCATCGATTTCTTTGTATTTTCGTTCGAGTAGCTTTTTTAGCTCTTCTTTGGGCTGGTCGCGTATATTCCATGTTTTGTTCATCGTGGTTTACTCCTTTTCGTTTTCGTTGATGCTATCATGCAATGCGTGATAAATCTCGTCAAGCTTTTCGAGAATCTGCATCATAATCCGGATTGCTTGCTTGACGTCTTTAATGGAAATTAGTGCCATTTTATACCCCCTTTCTGTACTTTTCATTTCGTGTGTCGAAATGTACCCAATTGTCATATACGATGATACCGCCACTGTTTGGCACGATTCTGTCTAGTACTTTTGCGAGCTCTTTTGGTGTTACTCCGTTCGCTCTGATGTCTGCTGCCATGCCTCTCGTGTGGTAACTGTATTTTGCTCCCCCTACTTTTTTATTGTGGTTTATTGTGCGGTATCCGCTTGTGATAACGATTGGTTTATTGATTTTTTTTCTTGCGATTTCTAGAATGACTGCTAAATATTCGTCAACGAATACGATTGGTGACCCGTCTTTGCATGCAAATTCTTTTACTTTGAAGTGTTCTGTAACTTGTTCGTTTCCTTGCTCTTCTGTTAGATATGCTTTGATTTCCATGCTGTTAACTCCTTAGAATTCTATTGTTTGGTCTATTCTGTAAAGTGTTACTTTTATTACGTTTGCTTCCGCTCTGAGTTTTTTTGCTTTTTCCTTGGCGTCTTTGGTTGTTTCTATCCACGCCCTCCACGTCTTTTGTTCTCCCGCTCCGTTTTCGAAGTATACCCTTACCAGGAATTTGTACTGTTTCATGGTGTTTACCTCTCTTTTTTAGAACCATTTTCGTTGCATTTGTATGGCATGGTTTGCATCTTCCTTTCTTCTCCCTACCTTATTATATCACTTGTCAATACTTTTTTCAATGATTTTGCTGTTTTGTAATAAAATTGTAACCTTCTCTTACAACCCGGTTTTGCTCCTTTGTTTTGAAAGGCGCTTTAGCGCCCTGCCGTGTGTAGCGCAAGCGGAACTCGGCTGATCCATTCCTTTTTAGCGCTGTGTGCGTTTTCCACACTTTCAACATTTTCAACAGGTTTTCCACAAAATGTTGCACAAAGGTTTTCGTCATTTTGACGAACTTTCAACAATTCAACAAGTTTTCAACGAAACTTTCAACAGTGTTTTTCGCTTTTTATTTACGCTTTAGCGTTAAATTTTAGTACTTTTCAACTTTTCCACTATCTCTACTACTACTCCTACAACAAGTTATATAATATACGGCGCTTGTGAGCTTGCGAACAATAGCGCCGAAGCGTGCGCGCGTGCGCGCGTGCGCGCTTCGCGCGCGTGCGCACGCGCGATAAAATATATTTACTTGATAGACTGAATAGACTGAATAGATTGATACATGGAGTCCTTAAATGACAATAGCCCAGTACCTTACTTGATAGGTACTGGGCTAGGTGACACCATGACACTGTTATAGTGTCCCTCTCTTCTTCATCTGCTTCTTTATCACTCTCTCTTTTGTCTTACATTGTTCTGCATAGTCTGTGTTTTCGTACTTTAGTCGGTTTTCT